AAGGTCGAGTTGAGTTCCGGCATGCTTCCGAACTCCTGAGCGAAATGCCACGCGGCGAGTGTCTGAGCGTGGTTCGGACGGAAGAGGCCGGTGACCTTCGATTGGGTGCGGCGGTACTCGGACCACCGTTCCTGGTAGCCGAAAACTTCGGCGTTGGTAACCGCGTTTTCGGTGGCGTAGATTTCCTGCTTGAGGATGCCTTGCTCTCCAAGATGAGCGAAGACCGGGGCGTAGAAGTCCGTCCGGTCGCGGCGGGACCACATGCGCGGGATGCCTTGCCAGTAGGTGAGCTCGGCGCGGGTGGAGACGATGCCGATGATGTAACCGTGTTCGGTGAACGACGCCGTGAATCCGGCGCGGGGCGAGACCGTGCCGAATCCGGCGAGGTCGCCCATGGCGTTGGTGGATGCGGTGGGTGAAGTCTGCGCGATCGGAGTAACGATCAGATCGGCGGAGCCGCCGCCGAGGAACTGGGGACGCTGAAGAATGGCCATGGACGGGTCGGAGACGCCGTACTGCCCCATGAGGACTTCAGGGTAGCGCGTGCCGCTGCGGGCGTCGATTTCAAGGAACTGCTGCGTCGCGAAGGCTTCGCGAACGGTGTTGATGGGCACTCCGTCGACGGCGGAAAGGTCGACGGTGATGTCGGGATAGGCGGTTGCGCCGGAGGCGGCGGTGCCTTTGAAGACGAGCGAGTCAGAATTGGTCGCGCTGCCTCGCTGCGCGAAGGAATAAGTCGGGTTGGATTCGTCCGTTTCGTAGACCGAGATGTTGGACTCGGACCACGTTTGGGCGGCTTTGCCGATGCCCTTGACCGGGACGACCCCGGCAAGCGGGAGCGTGACGTCGGCTCCCTTTTGAGGCTCGGCGAGGGCCGTGGTGAAGTAGTCTCCGCGCTTGCAGCGCGTGCGGACGACGTAGTCGGAGATGGTGTCGGGACCGTCGTCGGTGTCGACGACGTAGGAATCCTGCATAGTCTGGTCGCGGTACCACTCATTGACGATGAGGTTGTAGCACCGCGGGATGAGATTGACGACGGAAATGTCGTCGATTTCGGTCGGGAGACCGAAGTAATCGTACAGGGAGAGGGCGGCGAAGCCGACGCCGGAACCGGCGTTGACGGTGACGATGGGGGTCTGGAAGTCGACCGAATCGTCGGGGTCGATGCGTTCGCCCATCATCTTGGTGAAGTTGTCCCACACGAGGCGGATGGGGACGAAGAAGAAGTGGACGTCCATTTTCATGTTGTCCATGATCGGGTAGATCGGGGTGGCGAGGCGGGCGAAGGTGTGCGCCTCTACGGACCATGTGTCGCCGGGGATGACTTCCTCGGCGAAGATCGGGATGAGCTTGCCCGCGTCGAACGTCGTTTTGTGGGCGTGCGAAAGATCGAACGCCGACCGCTGAGTGCGGATTTGGGGAACCATGGCGACGTTATAATTCGAGACGGGGGGAAGTTTCATTTTTTCTCCTGTTTAGAGTTTGGTGTCAGTCGGGCTAATAATAACAAGGGTTTTTAGCCCGACCCCCACCCTGTATCCCTCCCCGTGATCGGGGAGGGTAAATTTGTTGCTGATTTTGACTGCCTTCAATTTTCTTCCTGCCGCTCGGGAACGGTCGGTGTTTCGCTTCGCTTCACTCTCCCTGCCCTCGCGGTCGGGTAGAAGAGAGGCATGAAATCAGTAATCCGCGAGGTCGCGGGGGCATGCGCGAAGGTCCGCGCACGCCTTTTACGAAGCCGGAGCGTCCGGCTTTTTGTCGTCCTGCGGGGGATTATTCACCGGATGATCCGCAGGGAGACGATTGTCGCGAATGGGCTTGGGCTTCGGAAGAACCGAAGCATTTTTGAGGCCGAGTTCAACGGCCTCTTTGTCGTTCGCACTGTCCTGAAGGAAATCGAGCAACTGAACAGGGTCGTTTTTGAAACGACCACGAACCGAAGCCGGAAGTTGGGCGAATTGCGAACGGACATTGGCCACCAGATTGAGGTTGTCTTCGAACTGTTGCGTGTTGGTGAAGTCGCCCCACAAAGGCTTTTTGGTGGGGTCTCCGAGTACGCCGGTTTTGGCGTACTTCCTGAGAATGGTCTTGATTTCGGTGTCCTTCTTGAAGGACTGTTTCGTGCGGGATGGCTCTTCGTTGATGGTCTGGACGCGCGTGTTGTGACCGCGCCGACCGGGGAGAAGTTCGAGAGTTGTGATTTTTTCCATGAAGGCTCCTTTTGCAAGAGCGTAGATTAAAAATTTTTAATTGTCAAACAAAAAAAACCCCGGGAGCATTTCTACCCCCGGGGTAACGGTCCTCGCCGACCGTTATTTGATGAGCTGTTGAGTGACGATGGCGTCCGTGGCGTTGGCGAGATGGACCGGCGGGACGGCTTCGAGCTCGGCGGAATTGTCGTCGTAGCTGCCGATGAAGTAGAGGCTGAAGTCCTCCGGGTGCTCGGACAGGAGCGTGCCTTCCTTTTTGACGGCCTGATGGAAGGCACGGATTGCCTCGGCATGCGTGCCGAGAAAGAAGGGTTTGTTGTAGACGTTGGCTTTGGAATCGCGGCTGACGTAGGCGTTAAGTTTCACTCTCGTATCCTCTTTTTAGACGTGCGAGACGCCGCTGAGTAATTTCTCTTCGCGCGGCGAGACGCTCGGGTGTGTTGTTAGGGTCTAGCTTTGCCTTTTCAACTCGCTTCTTTTTTAATTCGGCGAGTAGCTCGGGGTCTCTTTTTTCGAGCTGATAGTCGTAGAATTTCGGCGGCAAGCACTTGACGCCGTTGTCCATGACCACATGATCTGCCGGGTATACGTCTCCGTGGAACTGATCGAACCATGCGGCGGCGATACCCGGATTGCGGGACATAGTAACATACTCGGGCTTTTTTTCCTTGTAATAATCTTTTGCTCTCCATCCTCCCATTTTTTTATTGATATAGCGTGCGACGTAGGCGGCGGACTTATAAGAGACGTCGCCGATTTCGTGAATTCCGTAGGGCCATAGCTCAGATAGGATTTTAGAGGTATAGACGTAGCATCCGGCGCCGGTGCGCCGTTTTAATTCTTTGTCAGGAAAGTCGAAGTTGAAGAGACAGGCGTGATGATGTGGACGACCTAACTTTTCGCCGTACTCTCCGCAATGGAAATATTTGACGTCGCCTTGTGAGTTGCCGTAGAAGCGTTTGCGAAGTCGCTTCATGAAGTCTTGAAAGTGAAAGAGGTAGAGTGACTCCGTAGGGTCGACGAGTTTTTTTTCTGGAAGTTTTTGATACCGGCCTCGGCCGGTCAGAGTAGCAATCGGGCACGCATTACGAAAAGTAAGCGTGATGAAGGAATTTTGCTCGTGGAGTGATGCTTCGTGCCAGCAGCGGACGGCCCATTGGCGGGAACGCGAGAGGCGGCAGCCTTCGCAGTAGCCGCACGGAAGCTTGATTTTTTCAAATTGATGGCCGTTGACTTCATAGGTCTTGGCCCTTGTGAACTTAACAATTCGTTTGCCGGTTTTCGGATTTCGGACGTTCTCCGGCGAGAGAAAAGCGTCCGATGGGTCGAAACACGGCAAGTTTTACAGACGGCGACCCAGACGTTGGATGCCCTTGCGGTTAGCGGGGTGTTTGCGCTTCGCGGATTTCGCGAAGAATTTGCGGTCCTTTTTGACATTGCGCATGGCGTGACGTCGCATGTGTTCTCCTTTTAAACGGGTTGTGGAAGCAGAGGCGGCATCGGGCGAGCCGTTGATCGCATCTGACTGTTTACACGCGCGCGCGCTGCGGCGGCGTGATTGAGATCGCGCCAAGCGCGACGAACTTCGTTCGGATGGGCCGGAATCTTGAGATTTTTTTGGACCCACTCTTTTGCCTGACCCAAACTCACTTTGGCGAAGCCAGGCACGCCGACGTAGCCGGCGGCGGCTTTCGCGTTGGCTGAATTGAGCTCCTGTTTGGTGCGCTCGGTCGCGACCATTTCTTTGGTAAGCTGCATTTCGTACTTTTGTTTGAGAGCCGCATTGACGGGCTCCAAGACGTTTTCCATGTGAGCGGTCGAGCCGGAACCGGCTGCGCCGCTCGGGGATGAGTTGCCGCCTTTGGCGGCGAGGATTGGATTGATACCGGCTTTGCGCATGTCTTCGACTGCGCGTTGATACTCGGTCGTGGCCATTTCGCGTTGGAACGCCATTTGGCGTTCGGCCTGCGAATTTTCGAAGGCCATGGCCTTGTCGGCCTGTTTCGCGTTTGAGCGATTGCCGAGAATGCCGCCGAGAATTGAGGAGCCGCCGCCGATGATGGCGGCCATTGTGACGGGGTCCATTACTGGCTGACGGCGTGGATGACCTGTTGGACTTCCGTCGGAACGTTGACGTTGAAGATCTGAAGAGCGGCCAAGAGAAGGATGGCCCACGTGCGCTTGGACTTGAATAGGTCTTTCATTATTCGCCTTTCCTGTTGAGGTCGACCCAGCATTTTACGGAGCAGTACACATTCGTCCCTCCCGGGACGGTGTGAGGGTCGTGGTTGATTTTTTTACCGCATGCGTGGCAGACGAGTGCCGCAAGCATTAGAGACGCTCGAGACCGGGCGTGCTGAAGACCGGCATCGGCCGTACGGCACGGACTCGGAAGAACGAATCAAAGATGAAGTGCGGCTCGGTGTTGACCGCGATGACGCGCGCCATCGGCGGAGTCTCCGTGACGAAGGTCGAGTTGAGTTCCGGCATGCTTCCGAACTCCTGAGCGAAATGCCACGCGGCGAGTGTCTGAGCGTGGTTCGGACGGAAGAGGCCGGTGACCTTCGATTGGGTGCGGCGGTACTCGG